GCAGTTTCTAGCCTATAAATATTCAACAATGAGCATTCGTTATACATTCCCGTTTTGTATTATTTCTGACTTTGGTACCGAAACAATAGTAACCGGAAGTCTCACGGTAAATGAAACGGTATTGGACATTTCAAAAACAGTTAACTTCAAAGTAAATAGCAAAACTTGGAATACGCAAACACCTGAATTAACCATTGACATAGAAATGTCCGAATTGCTACTACACGATTCAAAATTAATATTTGAGTTTGAGTGTACACTGGATTTAGAAGATGGTCTGGTATTAGTATTCATACCCACATTAGAACATACACAATCGCTTGATGCACGTTTAAAAACACTATCCCAAGAAATAGTCGGCACCGATTATTTAAAAATTAATACGTGGTATAACTTACCAATTAAACCCACACAGTTAGCACGGGTTACTATAAGAACACACGTACAAGAAACTGAAAAAACTGTTATAGGAAATTTAGCAGAGCGAATTACATTTAGAAAAATATTTACATACATCAAATCTACGCCCACAAAGCCTAATATGACCTTGGATGAAAATATTGAATATTATCTTGGCAAAGATCGTTTAAAGAATTTATACTTTAATGCAACCATACCTGCCGCGTGGGAAATTCCAGCACGTATACAAAGTCCGGCGCCGTTTATAAACTCTAATACTGTTGGATTTTTTGCCGGAGACACAACAGAATACTATTATAACAATCTTGGTTATAGATCAAATTTTGATTACATATTAGATGAATTATTAGATAAAAAAGTTATATTGTGTTTGGGAGATAGTGACAGTTTTGGCATTGGCATTGATTATAAAAACATATGGCCAAATTTGATAGAAACAGATGCTACAGTATTAAATTTAAGTGTACCGGGAATTAGTATAGACGGGCTTACTCGTATAGCTACTCAAACAATACAGGCATTGGGTAATACTATAGACACAGTATTAATACACTATCCCCCGATGAGTTTACGTGAATTTGTTAGTAAAAAATATAAAGGTGGTGTACACACACATCGCAACTATAACTTGCCGTATGCTGATTGGTGGGATCATATTGATTGGCAAAATAATAATTATAACTTTAACAAAAATCGTTTATTGCTGGAAAATATCTGCGCCAAGAATAATATAGAATTTTATGATTTGTACATTAATCGAGAAGATACTAAAGTACCATTTGATTTTGTAGAGTACGGAGTATATAGCAGTATTGGTCCAAACACACATCAAGCAATAGCCAATTATTTTAATCGTAAAATTAACAATCAACCCAGTTTTTTTGAATCAACGCAGTCGTAGTTTAACCCGGTAAAATACAGCTTCCCAGCTGAGAAGAAGGTTCGAAGCCTGCCCGACTGCTCCATAAGGTATAAATACTATACTATGAAAATTACAGAAATTATCATCGAATCTAAAGATGTTGAAGTAAAAATTACTACCAATACACACGGCGATAACGATGCAGATCAAGACGGTATACCGGATAGCCACCAAAGTGCCACTCCCGGAATGCGTAGTCATACTAATTTAAATAACTCAGATCCATATCACCCTTGGCGTTTTGCTGCAATGTTCCTTGCTGGCGCAGGAGATGCTAGTGGCGAGTATGAACACAAACCTGCAAAAAATGGTCCAAATGGTCAAGCTCTTGTAACAACTGCATACAGCAAAGGTGAACGTGCCATATTAGATCAGGCACAAAAAGCATTTGGTCCAGAAGCATCTAATCACATTCAGTTAACACCCGACGGATCGTCAGAAATTGATTCAGTACACAAAGTCAGCACAACACGCCAAGTCGGTGCAATTCAATTAAAGAAAAAATGAAACAGTATCGCATAACACAAGCGAATTTTGTATTGCCGGGCGAGTCCGGTGATGCCGACGCTGTTATGGATTCTAAAGATTTATCTGAATTAAAACGATTAGCGGGTATTACAGGATTACTTGAAGCAGAAGGCGGAATGTACACTGGCAATAATGCTGTGCCACAGGCCGGTGAGGAAGGTATTCAAAGTCCTATAGGCAGTAATATCAGTGTTACAGCAAATGATCGCAATGAATTGATGCGCGAATTTCAAGTTCGTCCAGGCGACGATTTATGGTTTATCATCAACTTTACTAAACCATACCTGAATGGAAGCCTACGTGCTCACATTGAAAAGTATTTAACACAACACCCAGAGTATCGTCCACGCATTTAAGCAGCCTCAAGTTTTTCTCTACCCAAATACTGATACCACGAATCCTGTTTAACACTGAACGGCATTTGTTTCCATTTGCCCACTAGGCTATAGTAATCTGGTTTGTATGGTTTCACCTTAGGCTTGATCAACCGGCTACCTTTGGCGTGATTGCAACTCTTACAACTAGTAACACAGTTTTCCCACACAGTTTTCCCACCGGCCATACGTGGAACAACGTGATCAATGGTAAGTTCTTCGTAGTCAAATACATCTTCACAATACTGACATTTGAATAGGTCCCGCATATATAAGTTGTATCTGCTAAACTTGACTGCTTTTTTATAGTGAAAATAATCCTTGGTTACGCAGATGCTAGGAACATTTATTGCTAGCCGTTCGCTGTGTATAATCCAATTTGGATATGTTTCAAGCACGTGAACCCGCCCCAGGTACATCAATTTGATAGCGTGTTGCCAATTAATAACGCTTAGGGGTAGTACACTTATTGGCTCGTAATTAGAATTTAGTAGTAGTGTGTCTGACATTAAATATATATATGAGTAAAGAGTTAGAAACTGCAATTATTAAGGCACCGTATAAACGGATGTCTTATACTGAACAGCAAATACAGGAGTTAGCTCGCTGTGCCGACCCAGTCACAGGTCCGCAGTACTTTATGGATAACTACTTTCATATACAACACCCGACCAAAGGTGCTATACAATACCACCCATTTGAGTATCAAGAAAGACTAATTGATACATATCACAATTATAGATTCTCTATAAGCCTAATGCCTAGACAAACGGGCAAATCGACCAGTGCCGCAGGCTATTTACTTTGGTATGCTATGTTTGTTCCTGATTCAACTATTTTAGTAGCAGCACACAAGTACTTAGGTGCCCAAGAGATTATGCAACGTGTTCGTTATGCTTACGAGAACTGCCCGGACTTTATTCGAGCAGGTGTGACCAGCTACAACAAAGGATCGTTGGACTTTGAAAACGGAAGTCGTATTGTAAGTCAAACAACAACAGAAAACACAGGACGCGGTATGAGTATATCACTACTATACTGTGACGAGTTTGCATTCGTCCGACCTACCATTGCAAGTGAATTTTGGACTTCCATTACACCTACCTTGGCAACTGGTGGTAAATGTATTATTACATCAACACCAAACTCAGATGAAGATCAATTTGCACAAATTTGGCGCGGCGCCAATAAATGCTTTGATGAGCAAGGCAACGAAACACCAGTTGGTATCAATGGATTTAAATCATATCGTAGCAAATGGGAGGAGCATCCAGATCGCGATGAAGCGTGGGCCGCACAAATGCGAGCACAGCTAGGCGAAGAACGTTTCCGCCGAGAGATGGAATGTGAATTTATTATTTTCGACGAAACATTGATCAATCCTATACACCTTAGTGAAATGGCCGGAATAGATCCTATAGAGCGCCAAGGACAAGTGCGCTGGTACAAACGTCCTGCCAAAGATCATACTTATTTTGTAGCACTAGATCCTAGCCTAGGCACCGGCGGTGACCCAGCCGCTATACAAGTATACGAAATGCCGGGATTAAAACAAGTAGCAGAATGGCGTGACAATAAAACACCAGTGCAACGTCAGGCGCGAATGGTAAAAGAAATATGTGAGTACCTGGCTGATGCAATCGGCAGTCAAAATAACGTATACTACTCAGTAGAAAACAATACACTAGGCGAAGCTGCATTAGTGTCAATAGCAGAAATTGGTGAAGAAAATTACCGTGGTGTATTTTTAAGTGAAACCAGCACAATGGGTAATGCTCGCAAATTTCGCAAGGGGTTTAACACTACGCACAAATCTAAGTTATCTGCTTGTAGTAAGTTAAAAAGTTTGATTGAAACTAAACGTATGGTTGTTGCTAGTAAAGCACTAATTAGTGAATTAAAAACGTTTGTGGCACACGGCAACAGTTTTGCCGCTAAGATAGGCGAAACAGACGATTTAGTAATGAGCACAATACTGGCATTACGTATGATGCAAACACTACAGAACTACGATGCTAATTTAGACGCTGAAATTAAGGACAGTAACGAGTTTATTGAGCCAATGCCATTCATAATGATTTGATGATAAATAAGAATATGAGTAAAGAAATAGAATCCATCTCCGCTGCATTATTTGATAAAATACGCTCAAGGTTTGCAAATATAACCCTGGGCGACGAAAATGCCAAGGCCGAAACAGACCCTACTGAAGCACGTTTTTTTAATTTTACCTATACTGGGTCAGATGGTGCAGAATTTGGAACTGTGACACTAAGTCTAATTGACGAAACTAGTTTAAAAGTATATTATGGACAAAACATCTCTGGAGAGATGGATCGCGAAGAACGCAACGAATGGTACAAATTCCTACGCAACTTAAGACAATTTGCAAAACGCAATTTATTAAAATTTGACACTCGTGATATTAATAAATCTAATTTAAATTTACAAGATATTAAACAACAGGCCAAAGTTGATACTGTAGCAGACTCAAATGATGTTACAGTAACAGAAAGCAAACTGTATGGCACGCCCGGTCGTCCATATAATAGTTTTGCTGACAAAGGTGCAACTAAAATTTTAATCCGTCACGCAGACAAAGTAAACGATGAAGTACAAGGCGCTCGTTCTCGCAGAATCCAAGAGATATTCTTAGAAACTGAACGTGGCGAGCGATTTTTATTAACCCATAAAAATTTACACGGTGCTTATGCAATGGCTGAACACTTGAATGCAGGTGGCACAATGCACGATACACGTGCCGGACATATTGATAGTATTGTTAAAGAAATGAGTGATATGCGTCACTTTGTTCGCAGTACTAAACATCGTCAATTTGAAGATGCCGAAACAGCGGATATGACTCGTAGTGCTGTACATCACTATGACGAACTAAAACGCAAACTACGCCTGATGCGCGGCGCCAGAGGCTATCGTAGTTATTTTGAATCTTGGATTCCAGAAGAAACTGGCCCAGACGATGCAGTAGATGTTGATGCACTACGTGAACGTTTTGTTAAAAAAGTATACGATGACCGTTTCACTGAAGCACTTCCTATTGTATACAAAGCATATAAAAAATATAAATCAGAATCTGCAGACCAGCTGACATTAGAATTAGAAGAGTGGGCGGATGATGTTACTGAATCAACCTGGTCTAAACCTGATACAAAAGAAAAAGCAGAAGCATTAGCAGAATTACTTAAAACACCGTTGGCTGTTGGCATTGATGGTGTTGATGCTATTAATGATTTAGACAGTTTAATTGGCGATGATGATCTCAATGACAAAATTGGCCACCTTGCACGTGATCACGGGCCGGATGCAGATGCAACTGCATTAGTTAAAACTTGGCTACAACAAAATATGACACAGTTGGCCAGTCAGATTGAAACTGCGTTACAGCAAAATGGTCGCGACCAACAGACCAACTTTGCACAGCCAACCAGCCCACAGGCAAGTGTAGGACAAGAATACGGCGGCCAAAGCGACCATCCAAATGTTAATAATATGACAATGGAAGACTACGATGGGTTAGATTTTATTCGTAGCCTAGCCGGAATCAGTCGTAAATAACTTACTGAACGAGTAAGTTAAATGGAAATAATTAAATCAAACAACGGGTTTCCGTATGCGTGGAAAGCCGGTCGCGTCGAACAATTAATACGTAGTATACTTGAAGACAAAGTACGTCAACAGCTCGATGTTGACCGTGTAATGATTGTTAATCCAACCTGGCTACACGAAACTAATCTAGCCCAAGACATTAAGGATGCAGGTCCTGATTTTATTATATGTCATAATTTTGCAGACCCTGCAGTACCAAAAATATTTGAAGCAATAGAGTCTAGCGGAATACCGTATGTTATATTAGGTAATAGCGGACAGTATCGTATTGACTTTTGGGCTATAGTGTGCGATTTCTTTTTTCAGGCATACCAAGAACAAGATGTAAAAATAGAATCTGATGCACGTAAGTTTATTTGTTTAAATCGTAAACCTCATCAGCATCGTGTTGCATTAGTTAATCAATTAATGCCATTTAAAGATCAAGGATTTATAAGTTTAGGTTTGCCTGGGGCTGATGCAATAACAGTTGACACAGAATTTACCATTGATCAAGGAATTCGAGATGAATATCAATTTCTTGGAACAGACGAAGGTACAGTAAGTCAAAAAATACGTAATGACATATTCAGTTTAGGTGATATAGCTAACTGGAATCGTGCGTTGCTGTGTTTAGTAACCGAAACAGAGTTTGACAATTACAATCAAAGCAATTTCTTTACTAGCGAAAAAACATTCAAGCCTATTATAGGTATGCGCCCATTCTTTGTATATGGACAACCTAAATTACGTGAGTATTTAAAAGCAGAAGGGTTTGATATATGGGAAGATATTTTTAATTATAATATAGTAGACACCAGTGCCGGTGAGGTATTACGTCAGCAACAATATGCACAGGTAGCAATTAACGGTATTAATAGTATAGTTAACCCGGAAGAATTTTATCGCAGACATTTTTATAGATTACAACAGAACAAAGCAAATTTTCACAAATACGTATATCGTCAGTGGCAACGATTAAACAATTTGGATTTAACTCAATATGTTTGATGTTCCAAATTGGTCAATGGTGCGTAATCCCTATTATTACAAATCTCGTGATAGCGGCCAGTTAATAATCACTGTTGGCGATAGTTGGACCTACGGAGATAGCCTGGGTAAGACTAAGGTGCGTAATGGTATAGACGACACAGATTATAGACTTGACCACGTATACGGTAATTTGCTTACTGAACAACTTGATACAGATTGGATGAACCTGGCACTACCCGGCGGCAGTAATTTTTGTATGCTTAATTGGTTGGGGCAACTGTTAGATCGTACGCACACTCAATCAACTACCTGTGTTATTACATTAACCGAAGCAGGTCGTCACGAAGAACAGCGATGGGCCAGTGGAGATAGTTTACAAACAGCATTAAAAAGTATTGTTGCTAAAGAATACAGTATGATTAAGGAATTGCGGTTACGTTTTCCTAAAGTAACATTTAAGGTAGCACATAATTTTACAGACAGTATTCCTGGATCCGGAGTAATGGAACGCACCTGGTTGGAAGTATTAACCGATCAACAACTACAAAATGATACTTATATTGTTATTAGTGATCACATTAAACAATTAAACTATGACCGCACTTACCCAGATACATTAGAAGTAATAGATCGAGCATTAACACGCATTGACGTGTTAGACGCTTGTGAATATTGCTGTAAAGAAGATAGTCGTCACCCAAATGAAGCAGGGCATCAACTATGGGCCAATTACTTAGCGAGCCAGTTATGTTAGAACAAGCAATACAAATATCTGATTCAGAAATTGTAGTTTCGGGGCAGTTTTTTATACATAAGAACTACAGTACCAGCAATCGCGATGTTTTTTTAGATATACTTGGGTCGTACTATAACGGACAAACAATTAGAATTAAATTTCCCGATGGTGAAAATTTTAATTTCAGTGGATTTGATAATTTTATGGTTTATGTTTGTCAAACATTTTCAATACCCACTAACAAAATAATTATAGAAACTCATAACCCGGCAGAACCCAGCAGAAATCGTTTTAACGTTGAATTACTTGGACTTGGTATTTTTAGTAGTGCCAATAAAAATTTACCAAAATTAGAAACTTTTAATAAAGATTTAACTGATGCAAAATTTGTTGGCTGTCTATTAGGCAGATACAATGTTACCAGATTACGACTAGCATATGAATTAGATACAACTTTTATAAATGATACATACATTACCTATCAGCCAAAATATCATTATGTTACTGAGGAATTAAGACATTTTAAAATGATTTATTTCCGTGAACTCAATTGGTTAATAAACAAAAAATTTGATAAAGATCTTAGTAGTGTCTCGCCGTCGGGCACAATCGATTGGATGGACGGATGCAACAACTACAACAACGTATGGAACAAATATCAAATTGAAGTTGTGAGCGAAACAGATAGTATAAGTGATTTTTGGTTTACTGAAAAAACTGCTAACTGTTTGGCAACAGGCAAACCATTTGTATTAGTAAGCGGCCAAGGCAGTTTAAAACGGTTACGGAATATGGGATTTAAAACATTTGATACTGTTTTGGACGAGTCATATGATTTAGCCAAACACCCATATGAACGCATAAAACGCTTGACTTACAGTCTAGGTCTGTTATATAATAGTCCTAATAGGGATCAACAAATTGGTGAGTTATACAATATAGCAAGCCAAAATATTGAACTTTATAAGAAATATATCCAAACTGTAAAAAAATCGTAAAAAATATTTGACAGGACTAAATATATTAGTATACACTACGGTGTGTGCAATTGAGACAATCTCATAAACAATTATGGCACATTAATTAAGGAGAAATATTATGGCTACAACATTGGCAGAAATCCGCGCAAAGCTTCAAGCAACAGAAACTCGCGGTAGTAGTAATTCACAACAGGGTGGCGACAACGCTATCTATCCACATTGGAACATTGCAGAAGGTTCCACAGCAAGACTTAGATTCCTACCAGACGGCAACACCAAGAACAGCTTCTTTTGGGCTGAACGTGCAATGATCAAATTGCCTTTTGCAGGTGTTAAAGGTCAGTCTGATAGTAAACCAGTAATAGTACAAGTTCCTTGTATGGAAATGTACGGCGAGGCCTGTCCAATCTTGGCAGAAGTTCGTCCTTGGTTTAAAGATCCTTCCCTAGAGGAAATGGGTCGTAAGTATTGGAAAAAGAAGTCTTACCTGTTTCAGGGCTTTGTACGTGAAAACGCACTGGGCGATGACAAGACTCCAGAAAATCCAATCCGTCGCTTTGTTATTAGTCCACAGATTTTTAACATCATCAAAGCGGCATTGATGGATCCAGAAATGGAAGAATTGCCAACAGACTTGCAACGTGGTTTGGATTTCCAAATCGTTAAAACAAGTAAAGGTGGCTATGCTGACTACTCAACAAGCAAGTGGTCACGTAAAGAATCTGCTATCACAGCAGAAGAACAAGCCGCAATTGACGCACACGGTTTGTTTAACTTGTCAGACTTCTTACCTAAGAAGCCAAGCGAAGTAGAACTTAAAGTTCTTAAAGAAATGTTTGAAGCATCAGTAGATGGTCAACCATACGACGCTGACAAGTGGGGTGCGTACTACAAGCCATATGGTTTGAACGTACCAGAAGGAGCCGCTAAGGCCGCACCAGCGGCAACAACTGCTCCGGCCCCAGCAGTAGTAGAACCAGACGAGGATGATGTACCAGCTCCGACTGCTCCAGTAGCAGCTCCGGCAGCCGCAGCACCATCCAGTCAACGTGCTGAAGATATTTTGGCAATGATTCGTAATCGTCAGAAGCAATAATCTTTCCTGATTAGGGTGTGGGGGCTTCGGCTCCCACTTCTTGTTTATGCTTTCATACTTAGATCCTGTCCTTTTTCCAGACGAGTGTGAGATACTCGAAGTGTCTCCCGGTCGTTATGTCTATTCTATATTCAAAAATGGCTCAAGTAGTTTATCAAATAGTAATTTTAGAAAATTACGCCTGAGCGAAATTACACAATTAACTAATGTTGAAGTCTTTATACGCGATCCTTTTGATCGTTATGTTAGTGGAGTACAAACCTTTTTACGATTCCATCCTGAGTTTCAACGAGAAACAACAATCAAACTAATACACGAGTACTTGTTTTTGAACAGGCACTTCAATTTACAATTTCACTGGCTGGTTAACCTAGCTAGATATACTGATGCTACTATTACCATAAGACCAATAGAAGAATTAAATACAGCAACAGACTTAACCTGGCATCAACTAAGTCGGGACGAAAGTTTGGTCGCTGAATTTAGTCAAGATGCACGACTACACTATTATCTACAATTAGATAAAGTTTTACGTCACGACTTATTGGGTAAAACAGTTGAGTTTAAAGATATAATAAAGCATATATTTGATTATTACCCAGATTTATATAAAGATGTTATTCAACGGAGCAAGGAACTATGCGCTGTCCTAGACTAGACCACTTTGTACGTTTTAATCATAATGGCACAGTTAGTCGGTGCGGGCATATGGTTAATCCGGCACAGTTTGACACACTAGAAGAAATGGATAACAGTCGCTGGTTGCGTAAGATTAAAGACCAATTTGCACAAGGACAATGGCCAACCGAGTGCATACGTTGCCAGGAACTTGAAACTGAAAATCCCAACAGTATAAGAATACACGCTATTGCTGTAGATGCATTAGAAACACAACCGGATTACCTACAGGTAGGCGGAGTACTAGACAACGTATGTAATAGTGCTTGTATGACTTGCCACGAAGGACTAAGCACCAAGATTGGCAGCCTTAAAAGTAAAACATATACAATAGTAGACAATACCAATCGCTTTTGGGCGTTGCCACAGGAACGTATTGTACACTTGGATTTAAACGGCGGGGAACCTAGTCATAGTAAAAACTACAAGGCTGTATTAAACAACTTGCCGCCAAATATAAAAACTATTAGATTGAATACAAATTGTAGTACAGTCTTAACTGAATTGGTTGGACTAGTTGAACGTGGTATTGATGTTACTGTTACTGTTAGTTTTGACGGAATAAAAGAAGTACACGATTTTATACGTTGGCCCATTAAATGGGATAAGTTTTATGCCAACCTAATGGAATATCGACGTATGCCAGTTAAGTTAAACCTGTGGACTACCGTTAGTGTATTAAATGAACCGCAGTTACCTGAACTTATAGCATTTGCTCGACTACACGGCATCGATCACGAATACGCATACCTAAAACATCCTGCGGTATTGGATGTTAAAAATAAAGACCAAGAGGCTATTAATGCATATATACAAGAACAAAAACAGTTACGGGGTATTGATTGAAGATAGCAATTACAGGACACACAGCCGGTATCGGGCAAGCACTTGCCGAAGCCTTTTACGGTGATGAAATTGTTGGCTTGAGTCGTCGCAACGGCTACAACATTCGAAACATTCCTAAAGTTGCTGAACAAATTGAAGATTGCGATTTGTTTATTAGTAACGCACAGGCCGGTTTTGCACAAACAGAATTACTATTTGAAATGCATCGTCGTTGGTCGGGATTGGATAAAAAGATTTGGGTTATTAGCACAATGATGACTCAACAGCCTGTTAGTACAGTAGAAGGTATGGATGAGTACCGTATACAAAAGATTAGCCTAGAACTAGCCGCACACCAACTTAGATATGCTACTCCACAAGGACCGCATATTACAGTTATTCGACCTGGATGGATTGCTACACAGCCCGGAACAGAAGTACCGCCTGCAGCAGATCCTGGTAATTGGGCTAGAGTGTTAGTACAGACATTTAGAATGGCCGAAGCAAATGGCTTGGCTATTGCAGATATTAGTTTAGGTCCTAAGATATGACACCAAAGGATGTATTAACCAACCGTTGTTTTTGTCCTATGCCCTGGACAGGCCTAATGTATAACTTTGATGGTACAGTTAAGAATTGTATTCGTAGTGCTGGCGCAATTGGTAACATTAAAAATAGTCCTGTTGAATCGTTGTTACACAATATGCACAACCAGGACACACAGTATAGAATGACTCAAGGCATACCCGGAGAAAATTGTTATCCGTGTTATGATTTAGAAAAAGATAAACGCAGTTTTGATATTATTAGCGACCGTAAGTTTTATATTCGTGAATTAAAGTCGGTGCCGTTAGATACATATCGTGTAAACAACCACGAACTACATACTATTGATGTTCGTTGGAGTAACGTATGTAACTTTGCCTGTACATATTGTGGTCCTAAGTTTAGTAGTAAGTGGGCAGAAGAACTTAAGGTTGAGCAAGACACACCAACTGACAAGCAACGTGCTGAGTTTAAAGAATATATTTTTAAACACGCACCCAATCTTAAACACGTTTACTTAGCAGGTGGCGAACCCTTGCTAATGAAAGAAAATTTAGAGTTACTAGAATTGCTAGATCCAGAAGTTAATTTACGTATCAATACAAATCTAAGTAAAGTAGATACACAGGTGTTTAACCGCATTTGTGAATTTAAGAACGTACACTGGATTGTCAGCGTAGAATCAATTGAAGAAGAATATGAATATATCCGCTATGGCGGACGTTGGGCGGACTTTTTGGATAACTTAAAAACAATTCAAAAGTTGGATCACAAAATCAGTTTTAATATGCTACACTTTATGTTAAACTACCAAAGTATATTTGAATGTATCAACTATCTTAAAGCAATGGGATTCCATAATAACTCATTTATTATTGGTCCATTACTAACTCCAGAATACCTAAACATTAGACATTTACCAAATAGTATGTTAAACTCTGTAAAGCAAACAATTGAAACGTACTTGAAAGAGAAACCTGGATACTTGTTGGAAGATGGATTGCGTAATATGTTAACGTACATACAAAAGCCCTTTAAGCAAAACATCGAACAGAGTCTAATAGAAATTTTGGAACTTGATCAGCGCAGAGGCATTGATAGCCGAAAGATATTTAAAGATTTGTATAACTATGGCAATCAATAAACTATATATTTCTACAGACAGTTATAACTGGTCTAATCATCCCGGCGTTGATACAATGACCTTAGTAGATTCTGGCAATTTATCACGACTGTTGGAAATAACTGAAGTAGTTGACGGATACACAACTATTGCGGATATTACTGACGCATTGTTGCCGCAACTTTGCCGGGCTGTTAACGAAGTACAGTTGGTTGACATTACCTATACATTTTTAGCAAAGAACAATGAATTTGATTATTTTCGTTTGTTAAACATATTGAACAGTACTAAAAATTCTCCGCAGGTGGAAAATATTGATAAGTTAATTAACAATGACTTGAATTTTTTACAAAATGCTCGTACCACTGATGCTGGTGTATTATGGAGTGTTGGATGTTCTATAACTGCTGGGTCCGGTGTTGATAAAGATAAAAAATATACCACACTGGTTGCAGAACGATTGGGACTAACAGAAATACTATTAGCAACACCTGGATCATCGATTAACTGGGCCGCAGATCAAATATTAAGATCAGATATTCGCCCAGGAGATATAGTAGTGTGGGGATTAACAAGTACCTCACGCATTGATATAGCACAGAATTTTAATTTAAAATCTATAATGTTAAATTCGTATAAACATATAGATAAGAGTAATCAGTTTTGGAGTATTGACTATTTTAGTAGTCGTACACAAATAGTAATTTGTTTAAAACAAATTTTACAAGTGATAAATTATTGTAATAAAATTGGAGTAAAGATATATCTAGTTAATCTATTAGATCGAACTTTATACAATATTATGCTAGGCAACAAAGAAAACTACATTGATATGTCGCCTGAGTTTAATGTTAAATTGGGTAAAATGGATTATATAGATTTTGGGACAGATAACAATCATCCCGGACCAAAGCAGCATCAGCAGTATGCAGAAGTAATATTTAATTTAATCAAGGAAAATCATTATGGCTAAACCATTCGACGTAAGCAAATTTCGTAAGAGTATTACTAAAAGCATTGACGGTATTTCCGTTGGCTTTACCGATCCTACAGACTGGATCAGTACAAACAACTATGCTCTTAACTATCTAATCTCAGGAGACTTTAACAAAGGTGTGCCGCTAGGTAAAGTTACTGTGTTTGCCGGTGAATCTGGCGCAGGTAAAAGTTTTATCTGTTCAGGCAATTTGGTTGCTAATGCACAAAAGCAAGGCATTTATGTTATTCTAGTTGATAGCGAAAACGCACTTGATGAAAAGTGGTTACACGCACTCAACGTAGACACAAGCGAAGACAAACTTCTTAAACTAAATATGGCTATGATTGACGATGTAGGTAAAATGATTTCGGAGTTTGTTAAAGAATACAAAACACTACCCGAAATAGAACGTCCTAAGGTGTTATTTGTGGTTGACTCATTGGGTATGTTACTAACGCCAACAGATGTTAATCAATTTGAAGCAGGCGATATGAAGGGCGATATGGGTCGTAAGCCCAAGGCACTGGCTGCACTGGTTCGTAACTGTGTCAATATGTTTGGTAGTTTGAATCTAGGCCTAGTATGTACAGCACACACATACGCAAGTCAGGATATGTTTGATCCTGATGACAAGATCTCGGGTGGCCAGGGCTTTATCTATGCTTCCTCTATCGTTGTAGCTATGCGTAAGTTAAAGTTGAAAGAAGATGAAGATGGCAATAAGATTTCTGAAGTAAAAGGCATCCGCGCCGCCTGTAAGATTATGAAAACACGCTATGCCAAACCTTTTGAATCAGTACAGGTTAAGATTCCGTACGAAGAAGGTATGAATCCTTATTCGGGCCTAGTTGACCTGTTTGAGGGTAAAGGCTTACTGGCCAAAGAAGGCAACAGCTTGGTATATACATTAGTTGATGGTACAATCATCAAGAAGTTCCGTAAGGCCTGGGAACGCAATGAAGATATCTGCTTAGATCGTGCAATGGCAGACTTTGTTGCTAATCCACATCACGCAACAGTTGATGTTGAGGAACTTGAAGCAGTAGTGGAAGCTATTGTTGTTGATGATAAAACAAAGAAGTCTAAAAAAGAGGAA